AAAAAGTCTACGTTTTGGCAGAAAAAAACTTCCACTTTATTTAGTGGAAGTCAAAAGGGGGTTACATTACCCAAAAGAAAATTAATAAGCTCTATAATTATTATATCACTATCTAGCTTAAAAAGTCTACGTTTTGGCAGAAATTATTATTCACTAACTTCTTTATACTCTCTAATTAGCTTTGCTGCTTCATCACTAGCATCATATATAGTTATAGGACGTTCACTAGCTAATTCTATTATTTTTTCATTTACATTCATGTTTGTTTTATTTCCGTTATCTTGCATTGCTTTTTTAAAGTCTTTTGCAAATTCTTTTCCGTATACTTCTCCTATAACTTCTGCTGCTAGTTCAAACTCTTGTGGTAACTCTTCAGGAAAATCTACTTTAACTATCTTAACACGACTTAATACTTTATAAGCTACAACTCCTACAGCTGCAAACAATAATAATTTATTTAATTTCATCTTTTAACCTCGTTTCTTTCTCTAAATATTTAGCTATTTTTTCGACAACTTTATTCGTTCCTATAAGTAGATTAGCTATCATGTTTTCTCCATGAAATACACAACCTTTATGCCAGTATAACTCCAGTTCAATCTTTCCATTTTCGACTACTAGCGTTTTCTCTACGTAAGAAAGTATATAACCTATGTTATGCTTAACACTAAGTCTTCTAGCTATATCATACATAATATCGCATTCTTCCTTATCTGATAGTACTTTTAGTTCATAAGTATTATCTAATAAACCAACCTTACCTATATAATTCCTTAAATCAATGTCTAACAGGTACTCTATTTTTCTCAAATGTTTCATCAAAATAAATTTCTTTTGTTTATTATCAAGGATATATACAACTTGTTCTCTTAACGATTTCTTTTGTCTATTAGCTTTACCTAACACATAGTCTATCATTTCATATTTGAATTTAACTACATACTTTTCTTCCTTTTGTGAATTAAGGTAATACTCTATGAAGTCATCTGCATACTCATCATATTCTCTTAATATATCAAAATACTTTTCCTCAACTATTTGATTTTTAGTACGTCTACAAACCTTTAACACCTCTTCTAAATCTTCTCTTTTCCCTCCCTTCATTCGCTTGCAGCGTTCTTCTAGTCTAAATATCAAACCTCTTTTAAACTTAATATATCTCACTCAAATTTCTCCTAATACCTACTAATATAATCTTTCAATAAAAAGTAGATGAAGGTTATCAATGTAGATAACACTCCAATTAAAAATGTAATTACTATTGCACCGAACAAATATTTAATTATCTCTAACATTTAATTTCTCCTTTATCTTGTCTACACATTTCATTAATATGATAGAGAACACTTCCGAAAAAGCAAAAATTGCTATAGTAAGTAGTGCCCAAAGTATCATTAATGCAATAAATTCTAAACCGTTCATTAGATATTCCATCTAATCTCTCCCTTTAAAAATCTTCTTAATTATTCCTTTAACCAGTCCTTTTAAAGTTCCGTACAAGATTAAACCTCCGATAATAAATACTACTGCATAAAATATTATCGCTATTCCATTTTTTAAAAAATCAATTATTGCTTCCATCTTTTCTCCTCCAGTCTTTTTCTAGTCTTACTAATTCCTAACCACGTTTTAATTGTTACGAACATAACCGTGGATAATATAATCGCAAAGAAACAAAATATAATGCTTAATATGTATATCAAAATATCTACTAAAAACATATTTTATACTCCTCTAATCTTCCCACCATCTTGATGGACTTCTACCGAAAATAATTCTTCTAATACGTCTAATTAATTTTTCAATCATTAGCAAAGCACCTCTTTAATTTCATCTCCAAACTCTTCTATGAATTGTTCTGCAATATCACGACTTATAAAACAAGGTAATTTAGAAAACTGATAAAAAGGTGAAACGATATATTCAAAACGCTCCATTTGATAATTGTATTGTATATACCATCTTGAGAAATAACGTCCTTTTAGACCTTCTCTATGTTCTATCGCCCAATCTTTCATCTTTTGTATCAATTGTCTTTCTTTATCATAATGTTCAGCTTCTTCTTCAGTTCTGAACATTAAACCACGTTTATAAATTTCTTCAGCTCCCTTTTTACTGTAAATATCCACATACCACGTTTTCCCTAAGTGATTAATGAAAAAATAATCTCTATAACTTTCTGTTTCATATGGCTTTTTATCTTCTATTTTTTCAAATATTTTAAATCTAAAATCGTTATTTTCTTGTTGTAATTCATCCATTAGCAAAGCACCTCTTTAATCTCTTCTCCAAATTCTTTGATAAATAGTTCTGCTATTTCTTCTGATTCGAAATAAGGTAGTTTTAAAAATTCTCGATAACGGTAATTCTCATAAATTTCAAATTCTTCACACTCGTTATGATACATTACAGTCCATTTTTCTTCGTTATAATCATTCCAGTTAGGTGTCCATCCTCCATTATGTTCTTCAGCCCAATCTTTCAGTTTTTTTATTAATATACGTTCCTTATCTAATTGTTCAGCTTCTTCTTTAGTTTTGAAAGCTAAACCACGTAGATATACTTTCTCATAATCAACACTAAAAAATACATCTTTCAGTAAATTTATAGCTCCACATTCACTAACAAAATAGTAATTTCCTATATCCTCTGGCACTTCCACTTTATAAGGCTTTTTCTCCGCCTTACTTTCCAACCATTTAATTCTTAAGTTATTAATTTGATCTTTCATTTGTTCTTCTAATCGTTTTATTTCTTGTGCAAATTCCTCGTTAGTCATTTTTAGTCCTCCAACATACTCTCAAAATCTGTTTTTGATAAAATATTTATTAATCTTTCAAAACGTGGATTTCTCCAACCGTGCATACAATAAGTTCTTGCTTTTTCATGATAATGGTAGTCATTAGCTCTTAAATGATTTTCAGCGTCTATTTGAGTTAAAAACATACAATTATCAACAGTTGCATCTACCTCTTTATAATACGCAACACTTACATCAGACTCTAATAATTCTAGTACCTTATCTACGCTATATCCACTGTCTAGAGATGAATTATAAAAATCTATCGTGTATTTTTCAATTTCTTCTGAAAATTCATCGAGATATTCAAATGTCAATACTCCATCTTTTATATCTACACTCTTTAAATTATCATCATATACATCTTCTAGATAATTTTTTAGTTCTTCTAAAGTCAATTCCTGATAGTCGTCATCAAGAAATACATAATAATCAGCTTCATCTCTATCTACATGATATATTCTCTCTGGTTGTCTTATTACCCAGTATCTTGGACTAGCTGTTCCTACGTTGTCTTCAGTGTTTAATTCTTTCTGTAGTTCCTTTAAGAATTTTATATCGTCATTACTTAATTTTTCTTTAACTACCGTATCTTCATGATACTTTAAATGTTCCCAATACTTTGCCATTTTTTAGTCCTCCTAATCGTCTAATTCTCCGTTGTATTGTGGTATTTCCATCCAATAAATAACATCATTTTCAGTATTTTCAAAACCTAATTCATCTTCAATTTCTTCCCACGTATCGATAGAGGTATCAGTAAACTCTCCAGAAGACAAAGGGATAGTTACTAGCACTTCTTCTCCAAGTTCAGGTATATCACCATCCCATATTTCTTCAGAATCTCCTTTATAATATTCTTTTTCTTCTTCAGTCATTGTTCTTAAATATACTTTGTGCCATTTCATTACTAATTCTCCTAATCATTGTATAAAACAATGTTACTTGAATGCCCTAAATATTGTTTCCCGTTTTTTAACTTAACCTTTACAGTATCTTTGTTATCATATGTAGTCCATTCTTCTACTTCTCCATTAACTACTTCATCGTTAGGTAGTTTAATTACTACTTTTTTAAAATTATAGTCTGCTTGCCATAAGTCTTTATTACTATTCATGGCTTTATATCCTTTAAACAGTCCAAAACCTAAACCACCTACAAGCAACAATATACCTATAATAGCTAATATAGCCTCTACATCTACTCTAAATCTTCTCATTATCTAACCTCCAACAAGTCCTTGTTTTCATAAATATTTCCGATTACTTCCGTTTTTGATAATGTTTCATTAACTTCATCCTCTGTTTCTTCTGCAAACCAATATTTATCATCTTCTTTAACTGCATAAAAACCATAAACATTATGAAATTTTATAGGGAGAATACCTGCAAAATCTGTTTTCAAAATATCTCCAGATTCAATTTCTTTTCCGTTTTTATCTTTAATGCCTGTGCTATAAATAAATTCAATTTCATTAAAATTAAATGGTACATTGTCAGCATTATCATTTAAATATACCTCAACCATCTGTTCATGATAATTAATCACCTCTACAGGTAATACTATGTCTAACCTCTTAATATATATTTTTGGTTGTTTCATTATTTCTCTCCTATATGTATAATTGCTACTACAACAGTCTCATAGCCCTCTCCTCGACCTTCTTCTACAGTTTTAAGTCGGCTGCCATCTTTTATATAATTGATATCTATAATATATTCGTTCTCTCTTAAATAATTTGAGATAAAATCATTAATTACATTACCTATAGACTCAATACCCCTTTGTATTGTTAATACTCTTTTAATCATTTTTTATATCTCTACTCCCATCTTCTCTAATTCTTGAATTATATCTTTTCTAATTTCCTTTACTGTTTCTAAAATTTTCTCTTTCCCTCCTTGGTTAAAATAAATATCTTCATCTGCTAAACTGACTACAACACAATATCCAGTTAATTGTGATTTTTTTAATAAATCATCTACCTTTTTTAGTTTTCTTATTAAATTATCAGCTTTTTCTACATCTTTAATCTTCATTATTTCTCTAAATCTCCTCTCTCAAAAGCACAGTATGCAGGGATTAATTCATCTCTTAATCTTTCGTGTTCTTCTCTTGTCACATCTCTAAAATACAAGTCACTATCTCCTAAAAATTTACTCATATTCCATAAAAACCTAGATATAGTAACTTCAACCTCTGTTAAAGTTTGTACGTATTTTATATATGAACGATATTTCTTAAGATATCCAACCTCATCTTCTACACAAGCAAATAATAATGATACTTCATAATAATTTTCAGTGTTTTTTATTTGAATAGTAAACTCTTTTTCATTGTCTAAGTTAAATACAGGTATTCTTATACTATCTTGAGAAATATCATTTGTTCTATAGAAACCTCTGCTTAAATCTTTTAATAATTCAAATTCCTTTTCTCTCCTTTGTTTATCATAATTTCTAAAAAGTGTAATTCCAGAAATTGAAAATACTCCTAATTCCCAAACCATTGTTTTTACGTTATCCATTATTTCTCCTTCTACATACTAAATGAACTGTATATTTGATACGCTGTAAGTACTGCTAAAAATACTAATATAATCATTAATGATACAATTAAAAATTTCTTTTCCATACGTTTTATAAACTCATCAGTTTTACAATATATTTTATTAAGTTCATCTTCTATCACATCTCTTTCTTCAATCGTTACAGTTGATGTTGGTTCATCTGCAAACAGGTAACCATACCAGCATGATGCTTTCGCTATATCGTCAACATGAAATGTTATATTAGAAATAGTGATTTTCAAATTTTCGTTTCTTATTGTTCTAGCTTTCACCTTACCATAAGCTTCATTTATAGCCATAACATCATCAAAATTAATTGAAGTATCTAAAAATTCACCATTTTTTAACCAAAATCTTATTCTAACTGGACTCATTAACCATAAATCTCCTTAAGTTGCTTAAATGTTTGTAATTCTCTTATTCTCTGTTTTTGTTGCTGGATAGTCCTTTCTTTAACTATATTGTCATTAGAAAGTTCCTCAATAGTATTACTCGATACATATACACCTAATATCAGACCTGCTGTAAACATTGCTAACAACATTGATAGTGTGATTAATATTATCTCTATGTTATCCCATATCTTTTTAATTATTTTTTTACCTCTCATATTATTTTCCCCAGATATAATTTATAACTTGATAAAGTATGTAAGATATTACCAACCAATTTAAGATATTTAAATTCATCTTAATTTTAAATAATTCATAATGAAATTCCTTTAATAGGTCATAATGCACAATATTATCCTGCTCTAAGTTAAATACCCTTCTTTTTAAATATTTTATTTTCTCGTCCATTTTTTATCCTCCAATTCCGTTCGTTTCAGCTATTTTTTTAGTTAACTGTGCTTGTTTGTAATCTAATTCTATTAATCGATGTTCTAGTTTGTTTTTTTCAATTCTCAATTCTTCATTTTCTTTCTTTAAAACAAACGAGTTGCTTGCCATCAGTATTGTTCCTAACACTATTCCCAAAAAGAATAGTTTAAAACCTAATGTTACTTCATCTTTCATAGCTTATCCTCCTATTTCTTTCGGAGTACACCCCAACGCTTTAGCTAGTTTTCGTAACGTTGTAATTCGTGGTTGTTTAAACACTCCACTTTTTATTAATCTAATAGTGTTAAAATGTACCCCAGATTTATCACTTAATTCTTGATCAGTTATATTTTGATTGTTCATTATTTTTTGTAGGTTAGTCACAATTCATATCCTCTAACAAAAACACCACTGATTGAATTGTAACGTTTCTCACTTTTGATACTGCTAATGTGTGAATCGTCCTTCCAGAAATTCAATTTAGTCATCTGATCAATAAATGCTTTTGCCAAATTATCCACATCAGGCTTTTTAGTGTAATAGTCACCATCTACCTTATTTTTATCTAACGGAAAGCACCATATTAACTCAATCCCAATAGGTGCGTTTAACATTTCACTAGGAATACGACTGATCAATCCTGTTTTGAATATCTCCTTAGCTTCTTTCAAGTTATGTGAATCAAAAATAATTGGCTTACCATTTTTCACTGAAATAATTTTATCTTGATGAGTGACCTTTGGTATTTTTTTCAAAGGTACAAAAAATTCAAATTCCATAATTCAATTTCACTTCCTTAACTCCAATTTAATTTTTTACCATTTCCATTTTTTCTTTTTTCATTTTTCGCGCGGAGTACAGGACGGTGTTGATACAGACAGGGGGTGGTTTTTAAACCCCCTGTTCTGTTCAACCTGTACTGTCCCTGTCACCTCTATCCACTATCATATATCTTAGATATATGGTTGTCGCTGTCCGAGACATCACTATAAAAATATAGTTTTTTCTAAAAAATACTAGACTGATTTTTTAATTGTTTTTCAAAAAATACTAGACTGATTTTTTAAAGTTCTGTCTTACGTTTTTTAATAGTTTTTGTATTCTTATCATACCAATATATTTTACTATTTTCTAATCTTCGTTCTATAGTTTTTACATTAACACCTAAATAATCAGCGACCATTTGTTTAGTCGGTTCTTCTCCAAAACTGCAATTTTCAACAGCTAATTCAAACTCTAACATGTTTTCTTTTTGTTGCTCTTTAGCTTGTTTTTGTCGTCCTTCTTTAGCTTTTGAATACCTACTCTTATCAGAATCTACCTCTATATCAGCTAATACTCCAACATCATCAACAGTATGTACAGGAAATCCAAACCACATATTAACAGGTTCAAATTTAGCGAACTCTCTAAGAGTACCCTCAATACGCCACGCTGTTGTTTGTTTTACAGACTCCTCAAGGCTCTTTGCTTCAGCTCTTACATCTAACAGATAACCACTAAGGCTCTTCTCAGCGTGATGTTTCATTTTCTCATAACTGTAATGGTCATCCATTCCAATCTTAGTTTTATAATACTGATTATTTAATGTTCTGATTTTATCTTCGTAGAACTTAACTAACGTGTTATTAACTTGTGTCTTCATCAGTTGTTCTGGTATTTCTAACTCAACTAAATCTATTAAGGCATCTGGGTCACGAGCGAACACTCCACTACCACTGGCCCTATCCATTGATTTTTTACCACCTTGAGATCCTTTTGAGTGGTGGTGGCAATAAATAACTGAACAACCCAATTCTGTAGCCACCTTATCAAACTGGTTAGTAAAATGAGCCATTTGGTCAGCACTATTTTCATCTCCAGTAAGTACCTTATAAATAGGGTCAATAATAACAGCTGTATAATTCTTTTTGTGAGCCCTTCTGATTAATTTAGGTGCTAACTTATCCATAGGAACAGTTTTACCTCTTAAATTCCATATATCAACGTTATTTAAGTTGTTAACTGGTATTCCTAATTTAGTGTAAACATCTTTAAATCTATGTAAGCAGCTTGCTCTATCTAACTCTAAATTCACATATAGCACTCTACCTTGTGCACATTCCCATTTTAACCACTGTTGACCTTCAGCTATTGCTATTGCCATTTCTATTAGTGCAAAACTCTTACCAGCTTTAGATGGTCCAGCAATTAACATTTTATGACCTTGTCTAAGCACACCTTTAATTAATTCTGGAGCTAGTTCTGGCATATTATCCCAATAATCTTCTAAAGACTCCGGATCGGGTAAATCGTCGTTTAAATCTTCAATAAATTCAAACCATTCATCCCAACTAGCTTTACCGATGTTAGTATCAATTAAGAATTGTTTTTTACCATTTCTCATAATCCCAGGCATTCTACTTAATCTTGATGGATTCTTATTTTGAGTATCTACCGCTAAGCCATTTTTAGCGCAAACTTTATATAGATAATCAACACGCTTTTGATACTCTTGATAATCTTTAGCTTCAATTTTAACTATAGCATGAACTGACTTACCACCACTATGAACCAAACACGCAACTGGCAACTCTAACTCACGAATAATAGCGTTTTGTTGAGAAATACTAGTTTTATCGCTCTCTACAAGAGCATATCTATATTCCGTTACATTATCATTCTTAACCCCCTTACCATCTAACGGGTTAAACCTTATCCATGCTCCAGTTTCTTTATTATAATCACCAATAACAAAGCCGATATCATCTTTATACTTGTTTAATTTTTCAATTAAATGTCCTGCTGTGCGGTCATAGACACCTGTTTTGGGCTTATGTAATACTTTACCTTCTCTATCCTCTAACGGATAAGTTTCGGTAACAAATCCTACATTTTCGGTACTTTCAAATAGAGTTTCTATATATGTTATTAACTCCTTGGCAGGTTGCCAATTAGTAGGTTCTTTTATTTCTTTACCTTCTATCCAGCTTTTATCGATAAATTTATAATCACCATCTGATTTTATTTCATCATTCCAATCTAATGCATATGAATTTTCAGAGTTGATATATAATGGCTTATAACCTCTATCAACAGCCATTTGAAATATAGTGCCACCTGTTACAGGCTTACCAGCACCATTAAACGTATTCCATTTTCTAAGACATTCACCTTCTTTATATCTAACGTCATTTTGTGACCACAAGTCCCATTCTTGTACTGTGTGTCCTTCATACTTTAAAGCCATACCAACATTCACCCATTCTTGATAATCAAGAGTAGCAGGGTTGATATACTCTAATAATTCTAATAAATTGTTCTTATTGTCCATTTTCTAACTCTTCCACTCCTAATTCTCTAAAATATTCTGGTTTACCTATTGACAATTCTTTTATTTTGATATATTGTGTATATGAACGAATCTTTTTATAAATGACGTACTCTCCTACAAAATTGAGTGCGTCTTTTTCTGTTTTAAAAACTCCTAATTGATTATTAGGGAATATATTCGGATTATCATCACAAACCAAATAGATTTTCTCTCCCTTACGAATTTTTCTTTCTTCCATTATTTTCACCTCTTAATTATTTATTGTCCTGGTATATATTCCTTTGCTATAATACCTTTTGGCAACCTCCAGCCACTTGCTGCAATTCTTGTAATCATGTTGTTAGCTTCTTCAAACTTCCAAGAGCCTACTTTTCTAAATCCTCGATTTTCTAATAATCTAATCTGTTTAGGCGTTGCTAAGCCTGCATCTCTTCTCTTATTAATTCTTTCAATTAACAAACTAGCTTTACCAGAACATTCAATTTCACTAGCATTTATTCCCATTTTTTCCAACACTTCAATTTGCTTCTCAGAAGGTGGCGCTTGTTCACTTAAGAAACTAGGGACATAATTGGCTAAATCTTCCGCGGCAATACTCATTTCAAATTGTAACGGATCTACTAGTTTACCTTTTTTACGTCTTTGTTCAGCTAATTTCTTTGATAAACTGGCTTCTCTATCTTGAATAACTTCATCAGTCGCTTTAACTTCTACTTCTTCTAAATCAACAGCGAAGCCTACTTCTTTTTCACTCAGTTCAGTCATTTTTTTAGCTACTTCTTCGCTTTGAGCAATTAAATGAGCAGGACGACACAATTCATGTTTTTCAACGTGCCATAAAAAATCTAGAAGTAGTAAATTTTCTTTTCCTGGGTGTAATCTTGTGCCACGACCAACCATTTGTGAATATAAAGCTCTAACTTTAGTTGGTCTTAAAACAATAACACAATCAACGCTAGGACAATCCCAACCTTCAGTAAGTAACATAGAATTACACAACACGTTATATTTATCCTTATCAAAATCTTCTAATATTTGTGCTCTATCTTTACTTTCTCCATTAACTTCAGCAGCTTTAAATCCTTTTGAATTAAGAATATCTCTAAACTTTTGACTAGTCGCTACTAACGGTAAAAATACAACCGTCTTTCTATTTTTACAATGTTTAATCATTTCATCAGCTATTTGTTCTAAATAAGGATCTAATGCACTACTAACATCACTAGCTTTAAAATCTCCATTTTGAGTAGCAACTCCACTTAAATCTAAATTTAACGGAATTGTTAAACTTTGAATTTTACTCAAGTAACCTTCTTTAATAGCATCAACTATTTTATATTCATAAGCTAAGCTTTCAAAATAAGTCCCTAAGTCCTTCATATCTCCCCTATCTGGAGTGGCAGTAACTCCTAATACTTTCGCTTTATCAAAATGATTAAGTACGTTCTGATAACCATTAGAAATACAATGATGTGCTTCATCAATAACGATAGTATCAAAATAATCATTGCTAAATTGCTTAAGTCTTTTTTCACGTTGCAAAGTTTGAACACTTCCTACAGTGACTCTGAACCAACTACCTAACGAACTACTATCAGCCTTTTCAAGTACCGTGTTTAATCCAGTACTTTTCTTTAACTTATCACTTGCTTGCTCTAGTAATTCGCTTCTATGTGCTAGAATTAATACTCTTTCACCTAATTTAACTCTATCTTCTATAATTTTTGAAAAGACAATAGTCTTACCACAACCAGTAGGAAGTACTAGGAGCGTTTTATTAACGCCCCCGTCCCACTGTTCTTGTACTTTCAACCTTGCTTCTTCTTGATAAGGTCTAAGCTGCATTTTTAGAAGCCACCTTGCCCGTTATTCCACGGTTGAGTATTAGCGTTAAAAGTAGGTTGGCTAGCTTCATTCGTAAATGGATTTGAAACATTTAAAACTGTAGTAATATCAACATCTTCTTTATAAATCATACCTTTAATTTCATTGTATTGATTCCCATTGCTACTATCTTTCACTACTACTTTGCACACTCCAGTAGCACCTGTAATTTGATTCCAAGCCATTTTTAATGGTTCACCTTTTCTCTTAAGTCCAATAGCACCGAAGAAAGCAGATAACATTCCTTCTACTGAACTATGTAAAAATAGATTGTGTTTAAGTGTTTTTTCACCTTCATTAGCATCAATTTTAATTGATATAATAGCTTTTGGACAACTCGGTAATTTAGCATTAGGATTGTTAGGTGATGGCGTGTGTTGTGCTCTTTCGTATCCTTTGACAGTAAATTGATATAATCCAGCAGGTAATATTATATACTCACTATCTTTTACTATCTCCGAATCCCAGTCTAATTCTCTATCAAAATTGTTATTGTAATTTGTATTCATTTTAAAATCTCCTTAAATTATATTTTTTATTATTGTTTTAATTGTTTTAATAATTGTTTTAAACCTTCCCATTTAGGAATGATATATCCAGTAAGATAACCTTGTTCATTGTACACACTCATCGGTGTGCCTTTTGGGAAATAACCTTTAGTTTCTGTCACTAGTTTAATATCATCTTCCGTGATATTATCCTGCTGCATTAAATCCCATAACGGTTGAGGAATATATTCAGGTTTTGAAATAAATGGATCTACTAAATCTTCAACAGGTGTATTCTCAACCTCTTTAACAATATCTCCGAAATTATCCATTATTTTCTCTTCTTGTGTTTTCTCAATTTTCGGCGCTTCTAAATCACCGTTATACTTAGGTTGTTCAAATTGTAACTGTTCTTTTTTCTCGGCTTTAAATTCAGTTTGAACAGTCTTTTTAACCTCTTCTTTTTCCACAGTTTTAAAAATATGAGCAATAGAATTATAATCTAATGGAAGCTCGCTAGGTAAACCATGTCTATTTTTAGCGTCCCATGCCGGGTTGTGTTCTGTGTACATCACACGTTGATTTCCTTGTGCTTTCTTTTTCGTAGACTTCTCTTGTGAAATTAAATACGTTTTGTAATTACAAAATAGTAATAAGTCCGCCCATTCTTTCACTAACGGAGCTGTTTGAGAACTAGTTTTCTTACCAAGTTTTAACTCGTATTTGTCATACGAACCCATTTCATCTGGCAGTTCAAACTTACGAATTTGAGCGTGAGCAGTTAACACAACATTTATTCCAATTTCAATTAAATCTTGTAACTTATTTAAAAAACGCCCCATTTCTTCTTTCGCATAGACATAACCATTTCCATAATTGAAATCTTCAATACCTTTTTTACCGTGCATTGCACATAAATTTTCAACACATAAAGATTCCGCCCAGTCAATAGTATCAATAACTAACGTTTTACACACAGTTGGATTTGCCTTAATAAAAGCAATTTGATTATTCAACATTATCCAGCTTGTGGGTTTATCTAGTCTAGCAACATCCATATTATCCGTTGAACCCTCAGTATCTATAAATAAAGGTTCTGGAAATTGAGAAGCTAGTGAACTTTTACCAATACCTTCAGTACCATAGATTACTACCTTTTGAGCTCTTGCTCGTTTACCTTTTATGATTTTCATTAAAAACTACCTCCTACATTATTCTCCCAAGATGGTGTTTCTGTTTTTTTATTTTTAACATAACCATCTTCAATAATTATTTGACACTCTTCACCAGTAGAAACCCTTGTCGCTATTGCTTGTAAATTGTTATCTTTTAACCAATCACCAAAAGCAACTAAAGTCTCAAGATCCATTTGTTCTAATTTATCCACTAATACAAATTCACATTGTGGGTTAATCTTTCTAACAATAGCAGTTGCTACTATAAGTTGTTCAGAACCACTCATATTATCCCAAGGTTGCCCCTTGTATGTAATCACACCATTATCAACGCTTAACTCTTCTAATGGTAAATTAGCACCATTTAATAATTCTAATTTCTGCTTTCTCAATTCTTCGATAGAATTCGTTAAATCTTCATATTGATTTTTGTATTCTTCAGCGTCCCTTTCAGCTCGTTCTCTATCTTGATTAGCTCTTACTTTTCTGTTGATTTCTTCAATATTCTCAATACTTCGTTCTAACTCTTCAGTACTTTCATCAATCAAATCAACAACATCAGTATTAGCTATTTCAATATCAGAATTTAATTTTTCTAAATTAAAAGTAATTTCTTGTAATTGCGCTTCAAATTCAGCTTTTTTATTTTCAGCAAATACTTTTCTAGCTTGTAAATTCTCTAAATTATCACGTTTACGTTGATTTTCTCCGTTTTTAGCAAGTATTTCTTGTTGTTCTTTAATCAACTCAGAAGCACTTACTAATTCATTTCCTACCTCTTTAAAAAAAGGTTGTTCTTCAGCAAAATGTTTCTTCTGATCTCTAATTTGACCAACAGTACGTCGTTTGTTGTATATCTCTAATTCTTCTTGTTCAATCTGGAATAGTTTTTCACCTAAGCCGTCAACTGTGTTTAGCAACGCTTTAGTTTTCTCTTTTGAGTTCATTTCCATAAATTTTGGCAAATTAATAGCGAACTGTTCAACAAAACTATTTAATAAGTTTTGTCCAGCTTTTTTACCACTAGGATCTGTTACTTTTAGTTTTCCATCTTCGCCTTTACGTTCGACAATAAGCCCGTTATCCAGTTGAATTTTTATCACCGGTGGAATAACACTACCTTCTCTTAATGGATTAGATGGCTTATAAGCATTTCCACCTAACGCCCAAGCTATTGAGTCCAAAACACTAGTTTTACCTTGACCATTTCTCCCTCCAACAACAGTTAATCCATTAGCTGTAGGTTCTATCTGAACAGCTTTAACTCTTTTAACATTTTCTATTTCTAATTTATTAATCTTCACCATATACTAATGCTCCTAATCTATTAATCACTTCTTTTACTATATCTTCTGGTACTTCAGCACCATCTAACACAATACATTTTATATTTTTATTGTTAACTATATTTTTCTCCTGTTCATTTAATAGATCATTTAACTTATCAAATACAGCTATTTCTTCAGAACGCTTTTCACTTGCTTTTAATCCATCTAAATCATTTAACCAAAACTCACAATATCTGATTATCTTCTTGATATCATCCTGTGGTTCATCGTGTTTCTTATTTGCTCTAATACCATATTTCAAAATGTTAGCTTGACACACACTGCCAAAATCTGCTACTACATCTTGAATTAAATCTATTGTTTCAATTCCACTTGCTTTATAGTGGTTCGGATTAATATTATCTTTTGTCACTTGCAATTTCCTCCTGTTTGTGTTATTTTTAAATTGTAAATTTTGCTAAATAGTCGTTGTTTTAAACGGCTATTTTTTTTATATAGAATAACCACCTTTAAATTTTTTCGATAACATAATTTTTACTACATGCAACTTCATTTTTTGTTGGTAATAATCCATCATGCTTGAAATATCCTCTTCTTTTACGTCAATTGCTCCATATTCTGAAGCTGTTAACATTCCACCTAAGATATAAGCATTTACAGTGTTTTCTATCATTTGTTTGTTATCTTTAGTTTCTTCTAAATCATTTAATTTTAATAACTCTAAAATATCCTCATTAATATTCACTAACATTCTTTTTCTCCTTCACTCTTATCATTAAATCAATAAGCTCTTTTTTGGGAAGTTTAATTAAACTTTTATAAAGTTCTTCAATCTCATTCTTACCATCACCATAGAGTAACTTATCGATGCTAGTATTTCCCATGATAGCTATTTTAAATAAAACTGATTCTGGTGGAAGTCGAAAACCTTTCTCCCAGTCAGACACACTACTTTTACTAGCTCCAATCTTTTTTGCAAATTCAATCAAAGTTAAGAATTTGCGTTTTCGAATTACCATAATACGACGTCCAACTTGTATTTTGTTGATACTTTCATCTTGGTTTCTTTTCATATTAATACCCCTCTTTTTGACGCTGGATATTCACCTCTGATTTTTTCTTGTAAGCTTCAAATAAATCTTCAAAACTATAATAAATCATTGCAATGTTTAAGATTAATTCAATAGCAAACCCAACTGACTGTTTGTAAACAGTATTGTGAACACGTTTTGAGAATAACTCACCATGTTCAATCTCATTTCTCATTAATTTAATGTGTTGATTATTATTCCTATTTAACACAGTTTTACATCTATCAATTTCAAAATGTTTCTTATCATTATTTAATAACGATAATGCGAACGCTAGACAATCAGCTAGTTCATCTAGTTGTTTTTCTACAGGCGTTTTATGCTTTTTCCATATTTTGAAAAATCCTATAGCATTGTACCACTCGTGAAATTCTTCACTTAATGCCGTTATTATTTTGTCACGTTGCCATGTTACCATGTGACTATCTACTTCACGTTGAATCATTTGTAAATCTATTAATTCTTTGAATAGTTTAAATTTATTCATTCTATTCTCCTTTCAAATCATTTAAATCTATATCTAATACTTTTGCTATTTTGACAATATGTTCTAATTTTATGTTTTTCACGCTATTGTATCTTATTCTACCTACCGTGCTATGTGGTATGCCAGTTAATTTAGCTATCCGTTCGCAAGACATACCAGTTTCCTCTTGTCTTGTTTTCAACAAATATTTAAATGCTGCAATAGCATCATTACTATTTTCTTTGCTAATCTTCAACATCTTCTTCCTCCTCATTATCCGGGAATGAATATTCACTACGTTCATCAAATTGAACGTAAATCATCATTATTACCCCAATTAACACTCCAAATATTCTTGATGTTTCAATGCTAGTCATAATTACCATACAAATAGCTATTGTTGTTAACATAAGATATAATGTATTTAGTTTTCTTTTCTTTAAATTGTTCATTTTTAAGTTCCTTTCGCTTGCGAATCATTATAAATATGTAAAAACATCTCTATTCTTGCATAATGATATTTTTTTAAACGTAGATTAACTCTACGAATTAAATCATATGAATTATCCAATTTCATAATCTCAGGTTCAATTTTGTTAAGCATATATTCAGTAATATCAGTCTTGTTAAATAAATCCTTTTTATAAACCCAAAATTTACGTTCGGCTAAAAGTTTCTCATAAGCTTCATCTTGTTCCGTTGTATTGAATTTCATTTTAATCACCTTCCTTTAATTTATTTCTAATTCAGTAATACGTTTTGAGGTCTAACCATCAATTTTACGGTTCATGGCAAGATATTCTATTTTGTCATGAGCTATTTTTTTTATCATTGAACCTAATTCATTATGTGAAACACGCTTACTAATATATAATTTAGCTTCACTAAAAGTTTCACTATTAATTAATGCCTCATTTATTAAAGAACCTATTATATTTTCTATATGTTTTTCATAGTTCGTTTCCATGTTTTCTTTCCTCCTTTTATTATTTAATACCTAAAAATATATTGATTTTCTTTTTAACTTCTTCAGATCCTTTTCCATAATTAAATAAATCGGATATAACAGGTTTACTTACACCCACAGCATACGCTAACTTACTTTGATTCAATCCTTTTTTTACAAGTTCATATTTAACTTGTAAAATCCAAGCTCGTAATTCTGGTGTCATAAAAATACTCCTTTCATAAAAATGTTAACTAACGCTTTTATTAAATATTTAAAGCTTATTTAATAAATTTCAAATTGTAAGCTAACAAAATTAGTTAATTTTCGTTGACTTTTTCATCCTTATAGGTTAAAATATACGTATAACAAATACACTAATCAAATAACAATAAATACATTTTAGCAGGTGATTCTATTGATTATTTTTTTTAGTTAGTTGCTTAACAAAATTATTAGCTTACGAATTATATTTTAACCTTTAGAGATAAAATTGTCAATACTTTTTATCCTAAAAAGTTAATTTTGTTTTTCGTACCATCATGAAAGGTTGATTTTATAATGATTTACGATAGAATAAAATTTTTAGCAAACAAAAGGAAATTATCATTAAATCAAGTTGAAGAACAAATGGGTTATTCAAAAAATACCCTATATAAGTTAAAATATCAAAAACCAGGAACTGAACGTCTTGAACAATTAGCTGATTATTTTAACGTTTCAACAGATTACTTATTAGGTAGGGAAAAAGCGGAAGAAGACCAATATGAACAACAGTTAGTCGCTATGTTTAGAAAACAAACAGACGGAATGGACGATTCACAAAAAGAAAAGTTCAACAAATCACTAGACAAATTATTTTCAGTCGCAGAAGCTTTACTAAATGATGAAGATAGTTGGGAAGGAGATTAATGAAAAAACACGAATACAACATCGTAAGCCAAGACAGATATTTACAATATCGACAAAAAGCATACGAAATACTGGGAGAAATAGGACTTGAGCCAAAACTAATCACATACAAACACGTAATAAATCACTTTAAAAAGAAGTACAATATAAAATTTGTTCTATTTGACGTAGAATATCCAGAATTTGGAATTCAACCAAAAATAAACGACTACTTTGGAAAACTGCTTAATACAAACATAGTCCAAGGAGTCGATATGGAATTTATTAACAAGTGTTCTGGTATGATCATACCAAAAAAAGACAAGTACGTAATAATGATAAATCAGTCTTCAGGTTATTTAGAAAGAATCATATTCACTATATTACATGAATTAAGTCACGTTCATTGTCATTTACAAGGGAATATGAACAGAACATTCATGTCACTTAATAACGATATGATAGTAGGAGAATATCCAAAAGAATTGCAACCGTTCGAAGATGAAGCAAATATAGTAGCCTCGATTCTATATTTACCTGATGAAACCATAGTAGACCTAATAACAAAAGGATATAGCTATGACGAGATACAAAAACAGGTAAAAATAAGCAATACAGCTTTATTTAATAGACTGCGAAATTTCCTTATTTACAACAATATAGCACCATACCAAGCTACTAATTTCGTAACAACTTTTAGAAATGGAGCACAAATAAGAATTTAAAAGGGGGAGTATACAATGATAAAACCTTATCATATAAGAAAATATAAAAATCTAAAGTTAGAAGACAAAATAATTATTAAAGACGATAACCATAAAATTATTTTGAAAATGGAACCGTTAAAAGAAATATTTATAGAGCAGAAAAAGGTAATACCCTTCAAATGTGAATTTAATAAAAGTATTACACAAACCATCAAAATAGATGAACAAATTTATGAAGGGTATACTGTGCCAAATAACTTCAAAGCATATTACTTCGAATCAGAAAAAATAATAATATTCAATAGTTCAAAAACACTAACAAATGAATTCTTAAAATTATTGAAAGAAAAAGAAGAAATAGAATTTGAAAAAGTAAACTTTGATTTAAAGAAAATATTAGACAGCAGTACAACTGTATCAAAAGGTATGTACTTCAAGTATGCTGATGCCAATGTACGCTCAAAATCATTTCATGGAACAAACGTAGAAAAAAATTTAGAAGCTGAATCAGCCTTAAATAATGATAAAGTAACATATATAACAATATCAATGGACATTGCAGCTAATGGTCAAATATCTCAAAAGACTATTAATATATCAAAAAATAGCTCAATATCTGTCGTATCAAAACTTGAAACAGAAGAGAGCTATTTAGAATTGGTATTCAATACCTATTTAAAAATAAAAGATTTACTCTGATACAATAAGGTAATTTTTCAATGCTTTAATGATGGAGTTTTCATCGCTAGAATGGATAAACATAACTTTATCAGAAATTTCTATCCTCAATTTATCAACTGAATAATTTAAATTGAAATTTTCAACTTTAATATCAGCGTAATTTTTAATGTAAAGGGAATAGAACGGGTTATACTCTGTAAATCTTAAATTTATAGTATAAAAATATTCATTAGTGTTGGCACTTAAATTTTCAAAAATACGTTTGTAAAGTAAGAAATCATCTTCAAATAACTTAATAGATTCTCTATAAGAAACATTAGACCCATACTCTATTTTAATTTCTTGTTCAGCATCATCATAGTAAATAGATAACCTTCGATTATCAATAGAAAATAATAGCTTATAATCAGCATTAGATATATCTTTAATATCATAATTTCTTTTACGTAACTCTTCTATATACTTTTTAGACAAATCATGAAAAGAAATATCATTATCTAACTTATAAACATAAGAACAAAGCCAATGTACGCCAGGATTTTTTAACCAAGCGTGTATCTTTCTAAAATAAGTAAATACATATTTAGACTTATCATAATAAATTTTTGATATTAAAAATATAGCTGGGATAGCACCCATTACAAATTTATACAAATCAGTATATAAAATCAAATAAATTAAATACGAAATTGTTGGTACTACTTGCCAAGGCAAGATGTGTTTAAAAAAATAAGACATTTTCATCACCTCTTTATTAATAATTATACCAAATAAAGAAAGTTTTTTAAACCGTATCGAATTAGACACGGTAAGAATATTTTAAACTGGTCGATTTCGACAAGTTTAGACAAAATAAAAAAACTCTATACTAACAAGCGACCAAACCAGATAGTAAGAGTTTTTATCAACCGTAAGTCCATTTTGAGTATTAATATATCGTCATATATTAATAGGATTCTCAAAACTACTTAAGATGTGGAGCGAACCTCGCTCATTTAACTAATATTATATCATACACATCTTAAGTTTATCAAGAAAGGATGTGTATTTATTATGCAAAAAAGACAATTACCAAATGGGAAATGGCAATTCACAGAAGGTTATAAAGATAAAGAAGGTAAATATCGACGTATCACTGTTATTAAACCTAACAAAACACGTGCTTCAGAGAAAGAAGCATACGAGGAATTACAAGAGAAAATTAAAGAAAAACTAGAAGATAAAGCAGAGTTAAAGACAATTGGATTTTATAAAAATGAATTTTTAGAAATCAAAAAAAATTCTGTGAGTATTAATACATTAATCTCTTATGAGAGTTGCCTTAAATTACTAGAAGATGATTTATATATTGATGATATCACAAAATTAAAGTATGAGAAAAAACTAATAGAATATAGAGATAAGTTCTCTCCTAATCACGTAGTTCTAATTAAAAATATATTTAACATATTTTTTAAATTTATTAAAAATTATCACGTGCCATCATTTAATGTAGTATTAAAATTTACAAAGTCTAAAGAAGATAAATTTAAAGAAAAAGAAAAAACTAAATACATCGAGACAGATGAAATAAACAAGGTGTTATCTTCAATAAAACACCCTCTCACAAAAGATTTTGTTACAGTTCAATTATTAACTGGATTACGAGGAGGAGAATTGTTAGCTTTAACCCCTGATGATGTTAACATAAAAAATAAAACCTTGCGAGTAAATAAAACCAAGCACACCTCTGGAATAGTTACTGCACCAAAAACATTATCAAGTGTTCGCACTATAGAAATCGATAATTCTACATTGAATATTCTAATGAATTATATGACCGCTAATGAAACTATATTTGATACAAGTATGAGAAATTTGAATTATCATTTAAAAAAATTAAATGTGTCGACTCACACATTCAGACACACTCACGTTGCTCTTTTAATTGAATCTGGAGTACCTATTAAGGTTATTTCTGAAAGACTAGGTCATTCTAACATAAATACAACGCTAAATATATATACTCATGTCACAGCTAATATGAAACTTGACCTTAGATCTAAATTAGACAAGCTTTGCGCAGAAATTGCGCAAAAATAAAAATAAGCCTGTTAGATATTTATTTAACAGGCTTTGTATTATTATTACAGTTAAAATAACAAGGATAAATTTATTTTGGAGTATCAATAGATTTCCTACATATATAATGAATAAAATTATTTCTAATATAGCATTATTTCTCAAACTCATATTCTTATAAAAACTAATTTGATAGACTCCTCCGATAATTGTACTAACTACTTCCACTATTTCTAATAAAGTAATAGTATAGGCTACATTCCCAAATAGTAAGGTCTCATTTTTTACTAAAATTACTAGAAGTAAAGCGAACATCGCAGATGAGTAAAAATTCATCCCTAAAAATAGTATAACAAAATTATATATTTTCTTGATCTCACGGAGTATTTTAAAGTTTTCAATAGTATCCTTAAAAAATCTTTTGGCACTTACCTTCTCTTTATTATTAATTTTAAAACTGCCAATCTCTACTTTCATCGCATTTTTATATTTTGCCAGTATTAAAAATGCTATCAAGAATAACGCTGCATTCAGCATTCCAAAATATGAGTAATTGTAACTTAAAAGCCCTAAAACGAATACTCCAACAGCCTTTCCACCAAGCGAGATTGTATTGTTTATAGAACTGATAAATGCTAATGCTTCACTTAGTTGTTCTTTACGTACTAATCTAGTATTAATCG